CTTTTAGAGAGCGCCACTACCGCATCGACCGCAACGTCGTCCTGTTTTTCACCGGCTTGCTGATTGCATATTTTTGGACGCTCATGGGCATCGTATGGACAAGCCTCAAAACTTCGGCGTGATTGTTTTTCTTGGCGTGCTTGTCATGTGTCTGTGCACGTTGGTGTTTTGGATGCTGTTGAAGTTCAGCGTGCAGGACGGAGAGTTCAAGCGGCAGCAGCGCGAGTCCCAAAAGGCAGCGATGTTGTTGCGAGAAGAGAGAGAGAAGTTAGAGCGTTTATTAAAAGCGGTCGAGAAGACCGAGAAAGGGAACTAATGAAAGAGCTGATTCAACAGTGGATTAACCGACCACAACCAACAGAAGAGCAAATCGAGATAAGCACATGGTCGTTTGTCGTGAAGTCCATCACCGTCATGGTGCTGGTAATCGCGTTCGGCGTGCTGTGGCTAATCGGCTTTGAAAAACAGGATGAGGTGCTGGCTCCAATCGACGCTGTATTCCTGGAAATCCTGAAAGCCATCGCCTTCATGGGTGTCGGCGCGATGGGTGCTATCTCTGGCCGCAAAGGCAGCGGTGGCAAGCCAAAGGTGGAAGACGATGGACAGCCTACTTAGTATTCTGAAAAGCGCAGCCCCAGCGCTGGCCACTGCGGTGGCCGGTCCTATGGGTGGCATGGCAGTCAAGGCCATCGCTGACCAGCTAGGAGTCCCAGCATCCGTGTCTGCGGTGACGCAGGCATTGGAGGCCGACCCATCGCTGGCACTCAAGCTCAAGGAAATCGACCTCAAAGAGTTTGAGCTGCACAACGCAAACACCGACAGCGCTCGCAAGATGAACTCTGAAATTCAGAACTCGTCCAGCGCGTCGTGGCTCGCAAAGAACATCGCCTACGTCATCGACTGCGTGATTGTCTGCGCGACGCTATTGCTGTCGTGGTTTGCATTCATCAAAGGCGTGCCCCCCGAAAACAAAGAGCTGGTCTACATGGCCCTTGGCTCTTTGCTCACGATGTGCGGCACGGTCCTGAATTTCCACCGAGGTTCTTCGCAAGGTAGCAAGGACAAAAACTCTGAACTTGAAAAATTGAAAGGCAAGTAATGACTCAACTCACACCACACTTCACACTTGAAGAGCTGACTCACACCGACCATCGCACATTGGACAATGAGCCGACTGAGCGTGAACGCTGCCAGTTGGTCAAGAATGGTCCATACGTGGAAATCAATGCGGTGGCCAATCTGCCGCGCCTGGCTGACTTCTTGG